CAAGGTTTTTGGTCCACCGCACTTCTCCCTTTGCCCGCCATGCCACTCCCGCCCCATGCGGGTTGGCAGCAGCGCAGGCCATCAGGGTGTTCAGGCCCGGCCTCACTTTCGGCGGGCACACGATGATTACACACATACTACGTTTTCCTTTCTGGTTGTTTGGTTGCTTCTGCGCCGCCGACTACGCACATCGCGTAGCCATGAGCGCAAATAATTAGAGATTGGCGTCGGCATACCGTCCGTCGAATTGGCGGCAGAGGCGCAGGGCCTCGCGGCTGTGGTTGGAAAAGTCGTCGTGCAGGCGGCCGAAGAGTCCGAGGGCAACCGGGCGGTTGCTCCCGGTCCACCCGAGGTAATCCCAGAGGAACTTCACCGACTCGACCGCGTTGCGGGTGCGGGCCTGCTGGAGCTTGTTCTTTTTGAACCCCCCGAGGCATTGCACTTCGTGGGCGCGGCGACAGAGCCCGAGCGCGGTTCCCACATGATGCTGGACTTTGGCGAGACTGACCGTGCCGGCGAACGCACGGAACTCAACGAGCCCGTGCGACATGAGCTTTCTAAAATTGACCATCCCGCGCCCGCACGCCACCGCCGCTTGTTCCTTGCGCCGGATATCCGGCGCTACCTGCATCTGCTTGACCAAGGTTGCCACGTCCTCCGCGAACGTGTGGCTGAAGTGGTTCAGGTGACGTCCGGTCCCCGTCTGGCCGTAGATCGCGCGCGCGTGCCACTGGGCGATGTGGGCAAGCTTTCGGGCGAAGTCCGCACGGGCTTGGACGTCTGATGTTCCGATCACGCTGTCCACGCTCACGGTCACATGGCACCCGCATGAATCGTTCACCCGCGCCCCGATCCCGTTCATCCATCCAACGAAGTCGCAGAGCTTCGCCACCCCGTCCTCGCCGTGGAGAATGGGCGACACAAATTCGCAGGCCATCTCCCCGGATTGATACCGGATCGAGCCGTCGCGTTCGGCTTTCCAATAAGCGCGGTTGAAGTTCGGGGCGGCGATGATGGTGGATTCATTGAGGCGAACTCCGCCGGTCACGGGACTGCCCCCGTGGTAGGAACCGACCGTGATTCCGCTCGCGGCGGGAATGGCGGTTTCCAGTTCAATTCCGAAGCGGATCTGCGTGGCTTTGATGTCTTGAGGTCTCATTGTAGTGGTTGCTGATTGCGACCCTTGCCTCGCGCAGACGCCCGCGTTGTGTCCATCGGAAATGAACGCCATATTTAACGCCCATTTATCTGATAATGAACATGTTGGCATGAAAGTTGAATGGGCCGCACGGAGACCCTCAGACAGCGTTTATCAGGCGTAGGAAGCCGTTTGCTGCGACCCCCACAAAGGAGTCGGAGACCGCGGGTGGTATAGGTGGATTCCGAAATCCCGCGTTTTCGTTCTGTCACGCGTTCCGTGCGGAGCCGTAGAATGCCGCCCATGACCACCAATCAAATTCACGGACACGAAATCATGGAGCTCGTCGGCAAATACCCCGAGGGCATTTCGATAGCCACGCTCTCCGACATAGTGGCCCACGAGTTCGGAACGGACACCCGCTTCTTCACGTGTTCGGCGGCAGGGATGACTCTCCAAGAGCTTCTGACCATCCTCGTCGAACGGGACAAATTCCAACTCCGCGACAACCTGGTCTTTCCCGGCGGATCACCGGCCTGCAACCACGACTGATATGCGACATCTCCTGCTCACACTCCTCATGCTTGTTGCCCCGGTTTCGGGCTTCGCCGCTGACACGAAGACGGATTCTGACAAGGCAGGGGCAGTTGCCCTGACCTTCATCAACGGCTACGTCAAAGCGTCCAATGCCAGAAACTGGGATTCAGTGAAGTGGGTGGCCTCCAGCCCTCTCGTCACGGACAACTTCAAGCGCACGCTGAAACAGATGATCGCCGATGGATTCCGGAAAGATCCTGAGCTCGGCCTCGGTGCGGATCCCGTCATTGACGGTCAGGACTGTCCGGAACGCTTTACTCTCAAATCGGTGAAGGCATCTGGCGACACGGCAGACATTGTAGTTGTCGGGCCGAAGGACTTCCCGATGCATATCAAGATGCGGGCAGTGAGAGCGGACGGCAAATGGCTCGTGGATGCTTCGGGCATGATGCTCCGATGAGTCTCACATATCCCAAGCCTCGCGGAACCCGACAAACTTCGGGAACCGGGGCGCATCTTTCGCTCCGCTCGGCTGGTGCTTGAACTTCACGAACTTGCCGATCAAGGACTCCCGTTTGATCCACAGGCTCACGCGGTCGATGCCGCCGAGCACATGGTTGTAGCCGAGCCGGAATTCCACGCCCGTATCGAGCGCACGCACGATGAACCCGCCGAGTTCTCCCCGGCCCACCATGCCCGCCTGCGCCATGCTTCGTTTCGTGCGCCCGAAGGCATCGCGCTCGGCTTCGTTCTGGTTCGTCATTCCCTCGTAAGGTTCAAGCACAACGGCCTCCGCGTCCTCAAACCGCTTGATCTTGAGCAGCCAGCCTTCGCGCTCGGTTGAACGCCCGCATTTATACGGACCTGCCGGATCGCGCACCATCACGCCCTCGTATCCCGCGGCGAGGCATTCTTCCTCGTAGGCGGCGAGTTGGACGGCGTCCTCGATCTCGACCGGCAACACTTTCTCCACATGGTCCCACTCGGGCAGGCGAGCGAGCTCCTGCATCCGGCAGGCATACGGAACGTCGACACCGTCGCTCACGTAATCAAAGACATGGAACACGAAATCCGGCTCGCCGCTTTCCCGGCCGATCGCGCTCGTGGTGGCATTGAACGTGCCGCCACGGAGCATCAGCTCCCCGTCCACTCCATCGGGCAGGTTCGCCTCGATCCACTCGCGGACGAACCGGTTGCTGATCGGCTTGTAGGACCGCGTCAGCGCCCGGCCTTCGATTTTCAGGCAGCGGATTCCGTCCAACTTGGGCGTAGCCAGCACGGGGAACCGCAGGGCCTCGGGTTGCTCGCATTTACCGGCGAGCATCGGCTTGGTGATTTTGCACATAGTCATTCTCCTTTCAGGTGTTTGATGCACTCAGGTCCAAAGCCCGAATCCACAGACTCGGGCACCGTCAATGTCTTGCCGCACCGCCCGCACTTCCCGCAGTGGCAAACCCTCACTTGGTCGGGAAGGTCGTTGCGTAACGACAATCTCCGCAGCAGCCACTCGAACGCCCTGGCGCTCGGGGCCGTGGGCGCGATCCTCGATTTCTTGCCGTGCCGGAAGCGGCTCCCGTCGAACACCGTGCCGAGGAACGAATAGTCGTGTTGGTTGTCGGCCCCGGTCAGAACGGAGACAAAGTGCGGCTTGTCGTCGTCCGGCTTGCGGACCTTGAACGTGAACCGGTTGCCCGTTTCCGCGTTCTCCACAGTGAAGAGCGCGTTTCCGGCCAGTATGAATTGAAGCGTGTCTTTCATGGTGCGTGACTCGCGTAGTTCAGTGGCAAAAAGAAAGGCCGGTGGCGGGTGCCACAGCGGCGATCCTTCCAATGAGCGTGCTGAGGTTGAATTTGCGCAGGCCCCGGTTTTCCACGTCATAGACGGTGATAAGACCGCGTTTCTGCAGGTTGGTCTCGGAAGTGGTAAAGCGCATCGTGCGGGCCTCGCCCGTGGCTTTGGTGAACGTTCCGACGTATTCTGTGCGTTGGTGGATGTTTGCTTTCATCCTCCTTGGCCTCTCGCAAAACCTTCGCGGGAGTCCATCGCTGAATATCACCATTTTTATCGCCCATTTTTCGCGTGTGGCCGAAGTTGGCGCGAAAGTTGAACAGGCCGTTTTGAGGGCTTCCGTGCCCGCTGTTTTCTGATACACAGCCCGTATGGATTACGAGGCGTTCAATGACATGCTCGTCTTGCTCGGGCAGCAGCCGATTCCTGAGCCGAAAGAAGGATCAGAGAAGGAGAAGCTGCAACATATTCTGGATGTTTATACGGATCGCCTGATTGCAGCCAGTCCGGGCAAATACGATTCGATCCCGCGTGACAGTATTCCCGAAGCCATCATCCAAGGCTTGCGAACTAGGATCGCAGAACTCTGATGATCCGCTGATAACTGGCGGGCTATGCTGCCGCGGCGGTTTCGATAGCGGGCTTTGGTGGCCGCGCCACGTATTCGCTCGCGTAGCGTTCCCCGACGGCGCGCAGATAGGCGATGCGCTCGATGGCGGTCATGGCATCAAGCTTGAGGCTGGTCGCTTCCCGCCATTTGCGGGACTCGTCGACGGCATCAAAGGTTTTGGTCTTGGTTTCCATAAATTAACTCCAGTGGGTTAATGATACGCACGGTTTGGTATCCCTGCAATAAGTTCACGGCATTGAAGCCCGCCTCGCGCTGGACGTTGACCAGGTGCCGGAAGTTCCAACTAACAAGAAAATCGATTTTCGCCACCGTGCAGGCGGCGACATGTCGGGCATCATCGGTGTATTTGGGGGTGAGGACCGCTTTTTCGATGTATTGAGCTGCGAGTTGCTCCATCTCGGGCGTGACAGACACAAGTGCGCCGGGATCAAATGTTTCGCGGAAAAGCTCACGAACATTTCCGGGGGCATTTGTGAGTTCATCGAAGGCGATGGTCGAACTTTGAAAACGCCACTGCCCCGCCTCCATCTGCCGCCAAAGCTCGCGGGTGGGTTCCTTCCACTCGTCATCGAAGTAGCCGCCCAAAACTGAGGTATCGAGATACAGTGTGGGTGTCCGCATGTCGGCATTACTACCACAGCACCCAGCTCGAATGCGATCAGGTTTTCGGGCTACCCATTATCCACCAAATCATCGAACAACCCGGGCTGGAACGGCTGGAGGGCGGCATGCTCGGCGGAGAAGAACTGCGCTTTCGTGGCCCCTGATGCCTTGCCTTTGCGGGTGTGGCAGTCGAACGCGTAGTCGGGGATGGGGATGTATTCGGGCGCTTTGCGGAGATCGTCGGCGAGCGCGTCCGCATCCACTCCCTTCAACTGGTCATAGACTAGGTTTTGCAAATGGTCCGGGTCGCGGCTTTTCTTGGCAGCACAGAGGATGATCACCGCTTTGGAAATGAAGATCCGGCCCTTGGCTTTCCGGGCCGGCACGTTGTCGTTCACGATCAGGTAGGAATCGTGGAGTGCCTTGACCTCCGCTGTGATCAGGCCCCAGCAATCTTCCGCGCTCACGGTGAGCAGACGCTTCCACACGTAGTTTCCGAAACCGCTGGCCCAGAGCTCCAACGCCCAGTATCCGGCGAGTTGGGTATCGGCGCGGCGGATCGCTTTCTGCATCGCGCTGCTAACTTCGCTGAATTTGTAATTCCTGATCGTGCGAAGTTCCATATCAGGTGGCCCAAGGCGGAAGAGTGGCTTTTCCATGCCTTCCTCCTCTCGCGGAGAAAACTTTGTGTAAAACGCTGAATGTCACCATTTCACAGCCGTCCCATAGGAAATGCAAAAAAAGGCAGGGGAATGATGGACGGGGAGTTTTGAACCTGCCATGTGGCAGGGTGTGAAAAACAAAAACCATCCCCGCCCATCGCGATCCAATCTCAGCGTTCTTCGCCAACTCTGCAACCTCATTCCTTCCCATCTCGTGCCAAATCTGGCGAGAGAGACCGGCGTTGCCAGTGCTTGCCGAACATTTTCGGCATGGAGTCATGTTGTGGCGATGCTCTACGCGCAGTTGACTCACTCCATCGGGCTCAACGATGTGTGTGATGCGTTGCGCCTGCACAGTGGGCCTCTCTCGGCGATTCGGGGCGCGACGCCACCGAGCCGCAACGGGCTCTCGCACGCGGGCAAGGAGCGCAGTGCGTTGCTGGCGGAGAAGCTTTTCTGGTCCGTGCTCGGGCATCTTCAGACCCTCTCGCCAGGATTTGCCCGTGGACGGCGAGGCCGGGGAGTGGCACACAGGTTCCGCAGGGCGATCCACATTGTGGACTCCACAACTATTGAGCTGGTTGCCAAATGTATGGACTGGGCCAAGCATCGGCGGCGCAAGGCGGCCGCCAAGTGCCACATGCGGCTTGACCTCCAGAGCTTCCTGCCCAGCTTTGCCCTGATTGATACCGCCCGTCACAACGATGCCAAGCGGGCCAGAGAGGTCTGTGCGGGAGTGCAGTCCGGCGAGATTGTTGTCTTTGACAAGGCCTACGTGGACTTCAACCACCTCCACGACCTCTTCCTGCGGGGTGTCTTCTGGGTCACCCGCACCAAGACGAGCCACTGCTTCAAGGTCGTCAAGCGCCGCAAGTCCACCAATCCAAAGATTCTGACCGACGAGGAAGTCGTGCTCTCGCGCAAAGAGGCCTACGAAGGAAAATACCCGCAACGCATGCGGCGAGTGCGCGCTCTGGTCGAGGTGGACGGAGTCGAGCGGGAAATGGAGTTCCTGACTAATAATATGGAGTGGAGCGCGAGTAGTGTCGCCGACCTTTATCGGTGCCGCTGGGATATCGAAGTGTTCTTCAAGCAGATCAAGCAAACTCTCAAGCTCGCCGATTTTCTCGGCCACAGTGCCAACGCAGTCCGGTGGCAAGTCTGGAGCGCCCTGCTTTGCTACCTGCTGCTGCGCTATCAGGCATTCCTTTCGGGCTGGGGAAGCAGCTTTACCCGGCTTTTCACTCTGATTCGATCTGCTCTTTGGCAGCGGTTGGACTTGCTTGCGCTTTTGAAAAGCTGTGGGACAGCAGGCGGGGGCTTTCGAGCTATAGCCACGCCGGAATGCGCATATTTCCCTGCTTTCAGGCGCTAAGCTATGGGACAGCGGCTCTTTCATATGACTAATATCCCCATGAATAACTGAACTTCTTAATGCTGTTTTTCGGACTTTGTAATCCGACCCGCTTCAATGCTTGATTGGAGTGTCGTTTTACGTCCGTGTGGGACAGCACTGTCACCATTTCCTTCATCACTGAAAGGATAACGCGGGGCAGGCGCGGGGCCGTAGCAGTTCCGGGGGTGCTTTGAAGGTGCCGCATTTTCAGGCGTCCAGATGGACCGACTGCCGCCGGTGAACGTCCACGACCACGCGGTCCTGGCTTTTGTATTTCTCGAAACGCATGTGGGCCTTCCACTTTGATTTGAGATATCGCTTCTCGGCGGCGATTCGCTCCTCCGACCGGAACAGGGAATTGCCCCCGAGGTTTTTGTCGCGCTCCTGGGCGAAACAGAACCGGGCCTCGTTCCAGACAAGGCGGTTGATCATCAACTCGGTCAGTGTGGCGTCGATGTCGCACTTGCACTTGAGGAGCTCGTCCCACTTCACGTCTTTCCCGATCACTCCAACTGCCCCGCCCATCCAGTGATGAACGCCGAACGGATCATTGCGCTGGAGCAGACGGGGATCGCTGCGCTGGTGCCAGCCGAATAGCCGCGCCCCGGCCCCGAACGCGCAACGGGCCGTGTTTTCCACCATGGCGGCGGTTTCATCGACCGAGAGCTTCCGGACCTTCAGGGCCACCATGCACATGGCGGCCGAAATATCATCGTCCATCATGACCAGACATTCCTCGGCGAAGTGGGCGACGATCCAATTCCGCACGGCGCTCACCCCGCTGATCGCGTCGGGGATCCCGACTTTCTCAAGCGGGATGTGGGAGTAGCTGGCGATTTCGGATTCCGGCACAACGAGAGTGGCCGCCGGGAAGAGCCGGTGCGTTGTGATCGACCGCTGGCGGCTGCGGCTCATGATAACGACCCGGATCGCAATCGGACGAAGTTCGGGGAAATCCGGAATGGTTGCAGGGCCGGGAGTTGAACCCGGATTTGCGGGGTATGAATCCGCCGTGACACCACTTTCACTACCCTGCGGTTGGAGATCCGGTTGCCGCTTTTTGCGCGAGTTCGATGAGTCTTTTTCCATGGAGGACACGGCCGATGCCGATTTTCTTGGTTTTGCGGGTGATTGAATAATCCACTTCCTTCACGCCGATGAGCTGGAGCGCGAGCATCCAGTCCCTCAAGTCGTGGAACATGAACACGAGGTAGTCATGGTGCTCGAATGCCTGGCATTCCATGCGCGGAATCGTTTCGAGGTCTTCGGCGGGATCTGCCTCGGCGAACAGTTTCGCGATTTCGTCCTCCATGAAACCGGTGAGTTCGATATCGAAACTGGGATCGCTCTCCCGCAATTTATCTACGACCCGCTTGAGATCGTCCTCGTCGAGTTCCGCGAGTTCAGAGAGCCGGTTGTCGGCGAGCAGGTCGGCCAGTTCCGCCGCATCCGACTCATAATCCTGGATGTCCACCGGCACGGTGTCGCAGCCGATGAGCAATGCTGCTTCAAGCCGGCCGTGGCCGCGGACGATCAGCCCGCTCCGTTTGCTCACGGTGATCGGTGATCGCCACCCCTGTTCCTGTATAATCGCTGCAAGAAGCTGGATCTGGTGGGCGCTGTGCCGGTTCGGGTTGACCGGGTTCGGTTTGAGTTTCCGGGGATCAACGAGCTGGTTATGGGCGCAGTGGACTGTCACAGCCTCGCCACCGCTGTCAACCGCTTGACAGTCGGGTGCGTGTCTCGCGTAGGATCGCCGCCATGACGCGGAAGGAATTCCAACGGACAATCCAGCGCTGGCGGGCGAAAAATGGTTTCACCCAGCAGGACGCCGCCGATCACCTCGGGATTTCTATCCGCACGCTCCAGAACTGGGAAATCGCCAGAAACATGCCCAACGGGTATGGGCTCAAGGCTCTGCTGGCGGAATTGAAAAAGCGCTGACGGGGGCCGGCGAAACCCGGCCTGCCCCGGTTTCCACACGCAGGCTTCCGAGTTCGCCGCACAAACGCGGGCGGGGCAGGTTTCACAGGCATGGCGGCACATCGCCATCCACGAGCATCCGCGTAATCTTGAGCATGAACAGGGCCGTTTTCTCGTTCACGGGCGAGATGGATAAAGTTGCCCACCCCTTCCAGAACCTGAATCCCTGCCACGCGTAAACACCCCTGAGCCAGTCACCGTCGCGTTGCAGCACCGACGCAGCACACGGCCCGTTCGCGTCTTGGAGCACCGCCTCGATGGCCGAGTGGAGCCCGAGACGGACCGCCATCCTGCGCGCACTGGCCTCGTCCATGTCCTTGAGCAAGACCGCCCCCTCGGGCAGCGGCAAAAACACCGCATCCGCGTGATTCATGGCCGCCCTCCCAGATCAGGGTTCGCCTGCCGGCGCTTCCGCTCCACGTGCGACGGCAGCCGCCTGTTCCCGCAGAGGTAGGCTTCGATTTCGGCGAGTTTGTAGCGCACGCTCGACCCGAGCTGGACGAACGGCAGCCCCCGCTTCCGGAGGTTTGCCATGTGGCGGACGGATACGTGCAGGTGGTCGGCGAGTTGCTGTTCTGTCAGCCACTCGCCCGGTTTGGTGGATGTGTTTTCACTCATCCCCCTTCCGCCGTGTCAACTTGCGCTCCGGTCGTTACGTAACAACCTTTCTGCAAATTCATCCCAGCAGCGCCCGCCGGATCTCTTCATCATTCTGGTCTTGCGCTTCCTCAAATTCCAGAAATCACCGTTCCCGGCGACTGCCCGAAATGAGCGAAACGGAATTTCTCCCCCAAGTAGGCTTACGGGATGCCCTCGGATAGACTTGGGGAGACAAATAGAATTTCCATCAGACCAACAACGCCCTGCGAGTTGCAAAACGAGTTCGTTGTGCGCATGTCAAGAACGCCGTTTTCTGCGGTCAAAGGCCACTTCCCGGACAAGCGATTTGCCGAACTTGTGGGCGGTTGACTCCATCCCGCGTGGATGGAACCGATTCCACCCGAGGTAGCGCGCAAACTTCTCAACCGTGATTTCTCCAACCTGATCCAGCGGGTTCAGGGAGGCGGGAAGCTCACGCGTTCCGAGCGCAATATGCTCCAGGCGATGGCGGCCGGGTCGGTGGCAAGCGGGATCACGCTGGCGGCGAACTACAACGAACTGGCCGAGGCGCTCGGGGTGACGCGTCAGGCGATCCATTCCTGGCGGAAACTCGAAGGCGCACCGGAGGCGAATGCCAACGGCACGCACGAAGTGGCTGTCTGGCGGGAGTTCGTCAAACAGCGCGGGCTCAAAAACGAAGAGGACGTGTCGGATGTGGAGTCGTCGCTCAAAGCCCGGAAGCTGCTGGCCGAGGTGATGGAGCGCGAGTTCCGGCTCCAGGTGAAGCAGGGCGAATACGTGCTCCTCGATGACGTGAAGACCCGGTGGGCCTACCACGTCGGGCAGGCTGTGGCGCTCCTGCGCAAGCGGCTTGAACAGGAAATCCCGCCGATCCTCTCCGGCCTCGATGCGATTGCGATCCGCAAAGAACTTTCCATCGCCGTGGATGAATTCGCGGCAATCCTCCATGACGGCGAACAAGCTGGATAAAATCTGGAGGAATGTCTGGCGGCCGCCGGACCGCCGTCCCCCGTGGGCATGGGCGGAGGAACACATTGCCTCGATCCCGTATTCACCGGTGCCAGGCAGGTTCCGCTCGGACCACTCACCATGGCTGCGCGAGCCGCTGGAGGCATTGGTAGATCCAAGCGTCCGCATCGTTTCGATCATCGCCGCCATCCAGTGCGGAAAGACGAGCGTGGGCGAGGTCGGCATCTCCTACATTATCGCAAATCTTCCCGGTCCCGCGCTCTGGCTTGACCAGACCGACGAGGACGCCCGAGACCAAAGCGAATCCCGCCTCCAGAAGCTGTTCGATGAATGCGCCCCGGTGCGTGCGCTCTACCCCCGCGATCGGCACAAAAAGAAAACCGCCGCGATCCAGTTTTCTAACGGCATGACGCTCTGGATTCTTGGGGCACACAACAAGACGAACCTTCAGCGACGGTCGATCCGATATCTCATCGCCGATGAATGCTGGCGGTACCCGCCCGGCCACATGGCCGAAGCCGAAGCGCGAGTCACCGCATTCGGTTGGCTCGGCAAATGCCTGTTCATGAGCCAGGCCGGGGAGGAAGGCGACGATACCTCCCGAAAATTCGAGACGACCGACCAGCGGGAATGGACGTTCGCCTGCCCGAAATGCGGCACCCGCCAGCCATTCAAGTGGGAGAACGTCGAATGGAGCAAATCCGCCCGCCGGGACGACTACGAATGGGATTACGGCGAAGTGCGCCAGACCGCCTCGCTGCGCTGCGATGGCTGCAACCACTACTTCGAGGATACGGACAGGGTCCGGCGGGAGCTGAATGCGACCGGCAAATTCGTCCCGCAGAACCTGCACGCATCTCCCGAGAACGCCGGATTCCATTGGAATTCCCTATGCGCGATGAGCTGGGGACGGCTCGCCGAGCTTTACCTGCGGGCGAAAGCGGTTTCCCGGCAGGGTGATTTTTCTCTCCTCCAACAATTTTACCAGAAGCGGCTCGCGATCCCGTGGCGAGAAACCAGCGAGGACTACAAACTGGAAATCGAACGCACCGGATACCGGAAGGGCGAGCTATGGGACGAAGAGGCGGCATTCGACAAAACCGGGCGCATCATTCCCGGCCCGTATGACCCGGCCGCGATATCGGCTCCCCTGCGCGTGCTCACCGTGGACGTGCAGATGGATCACCTGTTCGCCGTGGTTCGTGCCTGGAGCGCGAACGGTTCCTCCCGGCTTATCTGGAACGAGAGAATCCTCACGTTCGAGGACATCCGCACCTTGCAGGAACGGTTTACGGTCCACCCGAACCTCGTGTTCCTTGATGCCGGCCACGCCGCCTACGAAGTCTATCGGCAATGCTCGGAATACGGCTGGACGGCCCTCATTGGCGACCGCCGCCCAACATTCGTTCACCGGGGCCGGGATGGAAAATCCGTCCACCGGTTTTACTCGCCCCGCCGCAAGGTGGTCCTCGGCCACAACAAAAGCTGCTCGGTCTTCTACTGGTCGAATCTCAACTGCAAAGACATCCTCGCCCGGCTCCGGCGGAACCAACGCCCGGAGAAAGGCGCGACATGGGAAGTGCCCGACGACATCGACGACGACTACCTCGCCCAGATGGAAAGTGAACACCGGGTCAAGGACGGAGGTAAGTGGCTCTGGAAACAGATCGGTTCTCGCCCGAACCATCTCTGGGACTGCGAAGCAATGCAGGTCGTGGCCGTCGTCATGCTCAAGCTGGTCGGACGGGAGTTTTCCGCCGCAGATCCCGTTACAGAAGATCAAGGGAGTCAGCCGGAATGACACCCTTTCGGTTGACGGCGCGTCGGGTTCATGGACCCGATCAAACGACTCCTGGAAATCGCCACCCACGAGGTGGGCACACACGAAGAAGGCGGCAACAACCGCGGACCCCGCATCGTCGAATACCAATCCGCCACATGGCTCAAACCCGCCCCATGGCCGTGGTGCGCCGCCTTCATCTGCTGGATCCTGCGCGAATGGCTGAAGTCGCCGGAGGTTTTGGCGAAATTGTCGTTACGTAACAACAAGGAGATCGAAAACTGGCGGCCAAAGACGGCTGGCGCTTTCGACTTCGAGCGGTGGGCGAAGGAAAAGGGACTTGCCGTCCTGAACAAGAAATCGCTCGCGAAGGCCGGGGATCTCGTCGTTTTTGACTTCTCCCACATCGGGTTGGTCGTGAAGGACCAGATTTCACGGGAATCGATCGAATGTATCGAGGGCAACACGAACAGCGCTGGCTTGCGCGACAGCAACGCGGGTGATGGCGTGTGGCGCAAGCGTCGGTCGGCCAGTCTGGTTCGCTCATTGATCAGGCTCCTCCGTTGACACCCGCCGTCCGGCATGGCTGCCATCGACTATTCCATCGGGTTCACCCGTGCCGAGGTGGAGAAAATCTTCGCGATCCACAAGGCGGAACTGGAGAAAACGCTCGCCTCATGGACGGATTCCGGGTCGGCGGTGACCAAGCGCCGGTTGGACGAAATCCATGTCGTGATCGCGGCCTGCCAGGATGCGCTGCGCAAACTTGCCCCTGACGACTACGGATGCGGGCGGCGTGTCGTCCAATCCACCGTTGACTTTATCCCGCGATGAAGCTGATCCCAAAACTCGCCCGGTTCGTTGTCCCGGCCGCATTCCTGCCGAAAGCCTGGGCGTCTCCCTACGATGCGGCGAACTGGTCGCCCGCCCGCGGACGCGTGCCCGGCTCCGCTCCCCGCGATGCCAAGCTCGACCTTTCGCCTGGAGTCAGGACGGAACTCGTGCGGCGATCCCGCTATCTCCACCGCAATTCCGGGTTCGTGCGCGAGATGGTCTCCAACATGGCGATCTATTCCACGGGCGACGGCATACGTCCCCAGGCGCAATCGACGGATCCCGACTGGAATCGGCGAGCTGAGGAAATCTTCCGCCGGTGGTCGGCGCAGTGCGAAGTGACAAATCGGTTTTCCTTCGAGGAATGCCAGTCACTCGTCTGCCGGGGAATGGATGTGGACGGCGAGTTCTTCGTCTTGAAAACCCGCGACCGCAGCGGATTCGCGAAGATCCAGCTCATCGAAACACACCGGATCGGAGACGATTCCGAAGAAACATGCGATGGAGTCGGGCTCGCATCGGACGGCTCGCCGTCATTCTACCGCCTGATTGAAGATGCCGGTCCCCGCGACATCCCGGCGGCTTCGATGCTCCACGTTTTTGAGCCCGAGTCAGTGAGTGCGGTGCGCAATGCACCGACGATCCAGCATTCGATCAATCACATGCTCGATGAAATGGAGCTCCTCGCGCTTGAAAAACATGCGGTGAAGGACAACGCAGACGTGGCACGGGTCCTCAAAACGGCGCGTGGGGAAGTCGAGGACACCGGAGACTTTTCCATCGGCGCACAAGCCAATCAACCTCAGGCGAGCGACGCCGCCCAGCTCCAGAAAATCATAGGCGGGAAATTGGTCGCTCTCAAACCCGACGAATCCTTGGACAGCTTCCAGTCGAACCGCCCATCGCCCACGTTTACCGGGTTCCTTCAGCACCTGCGCAGGGACTCTGCGCTCGGCGTGTTGCCATACGAATTCGCTGCCGACTCCAGCAGCATTGGAGGGGCCGGAGTGAGACTGGTCGTGGCCAAAGCGGACAGACGGTTCTCGTATCGTCAGTTGATCCTCATCAATCGGCTGATCGAGCCGGTATGGGCGTATGTGATCGGCGATGCCATTGCGAGGGGCGAACTAGCTCCTCAACCACAATGGTGGAAAATTTCCTCAACCACTCCCAGGCGTGTGACCGTGGATGCTGGACGCGAGGCCCAGCAGAACCGGGCAGATGTGGAAATGGGGCTCAAAACGATTTCGCAAAGCTATGGCGAATTGGGTCTCGATTTTGAAGAGGAGATGCGAGTGCGTGCCCGCAACGCGAGGTTCCTGGTGGAACTTGCAGCCGAATACCAGATCCCGCTTGAGATGCTGTGGCGGCCAAGCGGCGGAACATCGGCAACTCCTGCCGTTGGAGAAATCCAAGACCCGCCGGCACTTTCGGGAATGAGGCAGCCGGGTTAAGGAGCTGCGTCGATGGACGTTACTTCGCCTGAGTGGCAGACAATCCGCAGGGTCATCGGGATGCAACACACGCTGCAATCTTCCACCGTCTCGTAGTTGCCCTGCGTGGTATCCACCTCGACTGTGAATTTCTCCCAGCAGTGCGGGCACTGAACCTCTGAAGGAATAAGGCAATCCATAACCTGAACGTAGCACCTCGTTGACATCGCGCAACGGGAGTGAACCTCACACTCCTTCAAAAACAGCCATGGTTGATCGCGCCCGAAGCTCTCGGGGCGATGGTCGCCGCCACGAAATCGTTCTTCGACAACTCACCGGCCCTTCCTGACCGCCCGATCTCGCCCTGCCTTTCCGTGGAAGACGGCGTGGGAGTTGTCGC